TTCTGCCAGCACCCTGATGTACTCGCGTGCTTGTTCGACAGGAACTTCGGCGTGGTAGAAAATTAGCGCCGCTTCCACAAGTTTCGGGCTTTGTGGGGTGCTGGCGAACACCGCCCACAGATACTCTCGTTTTGCGCTCATTTCAAACCTCCATACATTGACCACTCTCTGGCCTTCTCCACCATGAACAGCCCCTCGGCCCGGGTCATTTTGGATGAGCGCACAAACAGTTCGCCTTCCCAGTCGAAAGCAATGATCATCACATCGGTCAGGCCACCATCCTCACACATATCCAGCGCGGACTTGAGCGCCTGCTCTGGGGTGTAGTTCACGCTTGCGGGTAGGCTGATTACTTTTTCGTTGTTCATCAGTACCCCCACCGGATTCGAAAGCACACCAGATAGAGGTGCAGGACAAACTCATTGCCGCCGCTGAAAAACCCCACGGCAAAGCACGGCCATAGGCGCGGGAAAAACTCGGTGGTCAAATGCAAACTTTTTCTCATGATTTCTCCTTTGCTGCGGCGATGGCGGCGATTCGCTTCGCCTCTGCTTGTGCGCCAAGCATGGAGCCACTTGCCGGAATTAACTCCAGCGCCTCCAGCAGTTGCTCGTTTACACGCTCCAACTCGGCCAGCTTCTTGTCTAGCTCGGTGTTCTGGTCGCGCAAGCTCTCGTTGAGTTCGTGCAGGCGGCGCAGTTCGGCGGCGGCTTTGTGTTTGAAGTCCATTGGGCCATTGCTGGCACCGTCCAGTTCATCAGCCAGATGCTTTACGTTTTCACGCTCGCAGCCGCTACGTTTGCAAAACCCCCCGCACGATGAGCATTGACGTTCAGTCATTCCCCACCCCCGATCCCGTGCTTGCGCTCGATGGCGCGGCAAAGCTCTCGCACATAAACACCGAGCGGCTTGCCCTTCTCTCTAGTGCGGCAGTAAACGCGGTTTTCGATCTTGTCGAACTCTTCCTCCGTCAGCGGCTGGCGCTGGGGCGGGGTTGACAGAAGCTCCTCATTGCCTTCGCTGTCAATGCTCCATGACGCGCCGCAAACGCACAGCAGTTCGTGAGGCTGGCGCTGGGGCGGGGCGGTGTAGAGCATCGTGCCGATTGGAATTGCATCAACATCTTCTTGCTGGTAATCGATGGCGTGTTTCTCGTCAGACAAGCTTCCTTCGCAAACCCACGCCACCGGCTCCTGCTTTTCGGCCTGCTCAATGGCGGTGCGGAGAGCGGCGATGGCGTTTTGTCGTACTGGCAAAGTTGATTTGTGGGTAAAACCCCACTCGTCAGCAAAAAACTCCAGCGCCTCGAGCGCCTGCTTCATTGCGTCGATGCTCATTTCCATTCCTCCTCGTCCTTCTTGAGCATGGAGTCAAAGTACTCGTGGGCTAGGTGTACCAACAGTCCACCAACAGCGAATCCAATGATGAGCCCAAGAAAGAAGTCGATCATTTCTTCTCCCCTTTATTGAACGTGCCTGCAAACTTGTTTGCCAGCGCCCACACGTCGAGCAAGCGGATTACCAGAATCTCCCGGCCATCAGAATCCTGATAGAGGGTTTCGTACAAACACTCTTGCTCCAGCCAAACGCAGAACTCGGGGTAGCTCATCTTTTCGCTCATTCTTGGCCCCCGTGTTCGTGCCTGAACTTGCTGTTCAGCTCCAGCATCTGCACCGCCCGGCGCAGCGCTGCAGTCACGTTCTCGATGGATTCGTTCGTGACCTCCTGCTTCATCGTGACCTCCGCGCAGAACGAATCAAACGCTTCAATCGTAAACACGACCGTTTCTTTTTCCTCGTCGTACGCCTCGATCTTTACTGGATACACCTTAATCATTTCTAAACTCCTGGTTGATTAACTTCATGCCGCCGCCCTGGATTTGGATTTCGCCCACGCAATGTTGCGTGACTGAATCCACCTAAATGTTTTTGTGCTGGTGGGAATGGTTGTTTGCTCCACCCCACGCGGGAACACGCCGTACATTTCCTTGTACTTGTGAGCAACCCATCCATCCTTGTAGCCGCGCATACGCGAGTAATAGAGCAGCTCCGAATAAAACTTCTGACGATCCTGCAGCGGATTGTTGGACTTGCCATCGAGCTCGTGCAGCTCTCCCGCCACGCTGGCCACGTTCTTCACCGGGCGCTGATACCCGCAAGAGAGGCAGACGTTGTCTTTGCCAATCCACAGCGCCGCGCACACTGGGCACTTGGATTCCTTCTTCTCCTTCTCCGTGGGCTCTTTCTTAGCCTTCTCGCCGTCTTTGGCTAACTCAGTGACGCCGTTATCGAAGAGATCGTCCCAGTCCCCGCGGAACCGCAGGTAGTTGCCCGAGTGGTCGAGCCACACGCCGAACTGCTTGCCCTCGAAGGGGCGCATGATGCGACCCATCTGCTGGACGTGAGAGCTGAAGGATTTCGAGAACGGCCTGGCAGACACGCCAATCATCACGTCAGGCACGTCAAACCCGCGGGTCAGGATATCGGTGGCGATGAGCCCATGGATTGAGCTGTCAGGCTTGGCAAACTCCTCGATGGTCTCGCGCTTGAACTCGTCGTCCTCTTTGTAGGAGATCGAGACAAAGTTATAGCCCTGCTCTTTGAACTGGCGCTCCAGGTCTTTGCCGTGCGCTACGCCTGCACAGAACACAACCGTCTTCTTGGGCCTGCCAAAGATTCTGTTAGTCTGCTTGATCCACTCGGCGACGATGTCCCCGGTGATCTTCATGCTGCGCTCGCTGACCACGTCCTGGGACCATTCGCCGGCCACCTTCTTGGCCCCGGTCATGTTGATCTCTTTGGCGATGAACACCCGCAGCGGGGTCAGCCAGCCATCCTTGATCAGCTCACCCGTGGGCTTGGCCCCGACCACATGGGTGTAGACATCCCCCAGGCCTTTGGTGAACGGCGTGGCGGTCAGGCCGATCACTTTGATTGTGGGGTTGTCCTTGATCCACTTGGTGGTGCTGGCACGCTGGACGTGGCACTCGTCGATCATCAGCAGATCGATGTCCATGTCGTTCTGCCGGCGCTCCAGGGTCTGTGCGCTGCAGACCTGGATGTTCTCGTACGGGCGATAACGCCAGTGCCCAGACATCATCACCCCGTGCGGGATGTCGTACTTCGATAGCCGCAGGCTTGTCTGGTCCACCAGCACGATGCGATCCAGCACCATGGCGGCCTTCTTGTAGCCCTTGGCCACCTCGGCCATGATCGACATGGCCACCTCGGTCTTACCAAACCCCGTCGGGGCATATAACAGCTGGCAGCGATGTCCACTCTTGAATCCATCGCGCAGCTTCTCGACCACCTCTTGCTGGTGGGGTCTCAACGAGAGCATGAAGTCCTCCTACCGGGAAAGCGCCCGGCTTCGCATCAAACAGTGGCTGCTTTTTCAGCCTTCTCAGCACGCTTCTTCCAGTAGTTCACCTGCTTCACAGCCTCGGCAAACTTGTTCTGGAAGTCGTTTCTGGAGATGGTCACGGCTTTGAGCTGCATCTCCAGGTCTTTGACCTCCGCACGCAGGTCGTCAATCGTCGTCGTGACCTGGGCTTTGGCGGCATCATCGATGTCCATGTCCACAATGGCCAGCTGGTCCTTGAGCTTGGCGTTCTCCTCGGCGATGGCCCTCATCTCTGTGGCCAGCTCTGCCATCCGATCCTCTTCGGTAACCTCCGCGGGCTGCTCAGGCTCGGGCGCTTTGGTGCTGGGCTTGGCAGGCGGGGGCGGCGGGAGCTTCTGCTTCTTGTTGAGCTCCATGGCCTTGCGGATGCGGCCCACGGTCATGTGGGACACCTTGCAAATCTTGGCGATGTCCCGGTCAGAGCTGTCTGCGTACTCGATGTCTTCGAGGAGGGAGGCAACCACCAGGCGCTTCTCCTCGTTGGTGCGGGGCAGGCCGTGCTCCGAGTTGGCACCGCGGGAATAGATGAACGCATCGCGCTTGGTGCCCGTGTGGACTTCGCACTCGATAGAGCGAATGGCAGCCCGCTTGTGGGCATGGTAGCGGTGGAACCCATCAGCCAGCCAAAGATCCTTGCCGTCGTTGAAGACGACCACAGGAGGCATTTTCCCCCCGTCCAACAGCACCTCGGTGTACGCCGTGACAGTGTCCTCGTAGACCTGCTTGCGTGATTGCGTACCGCCGTCGATGCGGATCTTGTTGATATCGATGGGTTTGCTCATCCTCACTCCTTAAAAAATTGGAACTTGTTCCACCCGTTTGGCTTGCACCACATATATTGTACCAAATGCATCTGATGTGTGCAAGAGTCAAGCTACGCCGGGTGACTGGGGGGCCATCATCTTAGGCTTCTCAGTCACCGTGCCCGTCTAGGGGTTAGCCCTTAGACCAGCAGCCGACCATCACTGGGCGACCCACCATGGGTGGTTGAGTCATCGGGAAGGGTGCTTTGGCTGTCACGAGTCACCCCTGCCTGCGCGAGTCGCTCAACTACGCTCGCACGCACCGGTTGGTCTTGCCGGCACGATTGTCTTTTCTTCCGCGCCACCGATTTCAAGTGCTTGCTGACGGGCGGAGTCCGGCTGGGTGTGGAGGGTGGGAACTG